TAGCATTGGCAAACTTAGTGGCAGCTTCTTGAGCATCTTTTACCAATTCCTTTTTAGTCTTTTTGGCCTTAGGAGCAGAAGCCTTAGCAGTCTTAGAATTTTTAATTCCTTCAAGTTGTTCGGCAACCTTAGTTGCAACCAGGTTAGTAACCTTTGTTTCATTCTTTTTCATAATGTCTATATTTAAAATGTTAGTAAAATGATTAATTTCTTTTTCTGATACAAATATAAGAACTTTATTTTAAATAGAAAAATTTTATTTGAATTATTTTCTATTTGCTCGGGTTAATCGGCTAGGAAGTCGAAGATTTCTGGAGGATAGTTAATTTCATCCTCTGGGTCATTTATGTAATCTTCATAATCCTCGTTATATTTATCGTAAATGTTATCTTGTGATGTATTGGGTACCCTTGTACATCTTTCAGGATATTTCTTTACGAAGTCATAGGCTTCTTGAGTAGTCATTACCTTGTCTGAGGTAAATTCGTAGGTTACATAAGAATAAGTTTCACCCAATCTAGAAACTTCATATTGCTGGTATCCAGATTTCTCAATCTTATAGATTTGATTTTCTGGAATCGTTTCTATTTCTACCCTATATTTATACCATTGCTTCTTCTCTTCTTTTGGTTTAATGCCCATGCTATCTTGAAGAGAGATTAACTTGGTTATTGGACTTTCAAAACGAGAAGGAGCAGTACTCACTTCTACTGGATGAGTTCTATTCTCACCAATAAAGTAAATCACTGCCCCCAAGGTTACCAGGCCCAATATGAATTTAGTTTCTGAGTTCATAACCTGTAGTTTCGAATTTATTTTTAATGTTCTTTGCAAGGTATTTACCTTTTGATTCTGCTTGATGTAAACCGTTGCAGATTTCGTAAGGTACACCATCATAGCGATAAACTCGATTACCTTTAAAAGCAACCCAAAGTTGTTGTTTCTTTGAGTCATACCCATATCCCTCAATATTAGAGGATTCGCAAGGAATCATTTCAACTCCTGTGTTCATTTCTACTGATTCTAAGTATTCGTTCTTTTCCATGTCTATATATTTAAAATTTTAAAAGTGTTAGTTCTGGGTGGAATTTGAGATTTGCCCTCTGGAATATTGCCCAAGTACCAAGTACTCCTTGAGAATTGTTATGTACCCATTCATCCTCCATTCTGAATAATATGTGAGAGCATACCATCATTTGGTATTCACTTAGCATATTTATCAGTTGAGGAGTATTCTCAATTTCTACGTATAATTCAATGTGCTCATCTAGTGCTCGAATTATTTCGTCATCCTCAATCTGAAGGAGTTTTTTGATTAAGTCTTGGGCAATATCATTCCCATTTTTAACATCCTCTTTGATTGAGTTGAGTGATTCAATTTGAATACCAGCAATGAGCTTTACGATGTCTTTTGTTTCCTTGTCCATAATTAAATTTTCTTTATATGCAAATATACTAAAATTATTTTATATAAAATACTCTTTTAATAAATACGGAGGTAAGTGTTAGCGGTTCTTGATTTCTTCCATCTTTTCCTTTATGGAGTCTGGAAATATAGCATCGTTTACCCATCTTATGAAGAATTTAGAAGGCTTCTTTTCGGGACTTAAAAGCAATTGTCTCTGTTCAGTAGAGAACTTAATCCTTTCGGATTCTAACATATACTTTGGAAGTTTAGTGAATTCTGCCTGAGAGAAGGAGATTACGTTTTTACCAACTTGGGCCCTTAATGGTTTCTTCCTTTCCTTATAGAGATAGGGGATAATCTTTTTCGAGGGTCCCCCAAGAATGCTAAAACCAAAGATTACCATTGGGTCAAATTTATCTGCTTTTGGGTCCTTAGCTCGTTTGATACATCTTGCCATCCAAGAGAATGAGTTTGGATATTGCTTATTGTCGGTTGCTTCTCCCACATCCTTTTTATTGAACTCAAATCCAGGAAAGTGAAATAGAAAGTCCTCAGTAAGGATAAATACAAATCCCAATCCCCTAAGATATTTAATGATATCTTGTTGGCTTTTACCCTCTTCAATCATTTTTTCTACATCTGCAAGAATATCCTCCCTTGGTGATTCCAATTCCTTAGTTGTAGACCCTGCAGGTCTTCCTCTGCCCACATTAGGTGCCTTAGCAGGCAATGTACCAGATAACCTATCTAAGTATTCTTTGAAGTTATCAATATCTTGTTTATTAGTAAGAGTTACTTCTACTCTTATGGGACCGTTATGCTGTACCTTTGGACCTGAATTCATCTCGGTATAAGCATCTACCAACCTATCTGATAAGGGAGTACCATTCTCTGATAGTGTAGTGATTCTAAGTTTTGGTTTATATACTTCTTGTTCCATTTTCGACTTAATTAGAAAATAAAAGGCCTGAACAATTTTTATATTGCCAGGCCTTCTACCATTATTAACGAATACTCAAAAATATGATAAGTAAAAGTAAAAAGTGCTCTTATTAATCTTCTTCTTTAGCGGCCTTCTTTTTCTTCTTGTCTTTGGCCTTCTTATCTTTCTTATCGGAAGCCGGTTTCTCTTTTACCTTTTCTTCCTTCTTTTTCTTAGTTTCCTTTTCCTCCTTTGGAGCCTTACCTGAAGCCGGTTTCTCTTTTACCTTTTCTTCCTTCTTTTTCTTAGTTTCCTTTTCCTCCTTTGGAGCCTTATCGGAAGCAAGTTTTCTTTGCTTCATACGGTATTTTTTCTTCTCAGCCGAAGTCATTTCTCTGCCATCGATGAGAGGATAATCGTATTTGGTAGCTGTTCTACCGCCATTTCCTTTCTTTTCCTTTTCCTCTTTGGCAGCCTTCTTCTCAGCTTTTTCCTTCTTCTCTTTTTCCTGGAGTTTTACCAATTTCTTGTTGTTCTCTTGGTCAGCTTCAGGATAGGCAGCAGCAACTTTGTCTCTTTCCTTATTGAGCTTGTTTACAAGTTCGGTAACCTTTTTACCATGTTTCTTGTCTTTGGTCCAATCCTTAGTAGGGTCCAACTTGTTCTCTTTAAGGTAAGCATCCAAAGCTTTCTTAGCCTTTGTGAGTTCCGGAGTCTTGGATTCCGATTTACTCTTCTTTTCGTCTTTCTTAGCCATTTTCATTTATATTAGGTGAATAATTGAATTTCCTATTTACATAATACCATAGTTATACCTTCCTAATTTGGGTTGGGATTTCTTTAATTTCTAGGATTTCTAAACTGCATTGTTTTAAAACTGCCTCGAGTTGAAGTATATCTTCTACCTCTTTCTGAGATAAGTCCGTAAAAGTTTGTTCAAAAGTTTCTTTCTGTTCCCCCCTTATAAAATTAAATTGGGCAACAATATAAGTCCCATGAAGTTTTTTATTCAGGGCTTCTTTAAGAGATATGAGTTTTCTTTTCAGATAATTACTCTTCAACCTATGGGATTGGTATTCGCCTTTCTTACCCTTACTAAGAGCTACCTTTTTAAGGTACGAAACATAATCTAATTCTCTGAGAGTTTGATTAATGTTTCCCACTAATAATCTTAAGTCTTTTTCCATTTGGGTCTTTGCATTACTTGGTTAGATACTTCCTGAGTTTCTTCTGATAGCATTTCTCTTGCCTCATTTATTATATTGATGGCAAGTTCCCTTTCATCTGGTCCCAGGTTTAATTCTTTATCTTCTAGTACATCAGTATAAGTATTTATTAGATTATCCAATGCAAGTATTCGAATGTTCTTTCGAATTGCTAATTTCTCTTCTTCCATGGGTATAAAAAATTAAAGCCCACTACCTTCGCAGGCAATGAGCTTTTGGCTGAACAACATCCTAAGTGTAGATGTTATTCATATGAACTTATATTCATATGAACTTAAACTCTAAGTTTAATCTTCTGATTCTTCCTCTTCTTCTTCCTTAGCCTTTTTGTTTTTCGGAGAACAAATAACGCCATGTCCTTTCTTAGACTTAACGGTAAGAGTTCCCGGAACGAATGAAACTGAAGTTGATACCGGTTTGCCATCCGTAACCAATACAGAAGTAACCACTACACCCTGATAGCCTTCCTTGTTCTTAACGGCATAACCAAAGTTCATTACCTTGGATTTGTCGTTAATGGCAATAACATCGATTTGCTTGCTGTTAGGACGTTGTTCAGCCGGCCGATTCTTAAGTGCCTCTTGACGAGCCTTTCGTTTAGCTTCTTTTTCGGGGTCTTTTTCTTTATCCCCTTTCTTCTTGGAGTCTGATTTCTTTGTTGCCATAATTTTTAATGTTTTATAAGTTAATGGTTATTATAAGTAAACTTCTACGTTTATTAATAGTTGATAAAGGTAGGGAAATTTCCCTACCTTCTTTTAAATCTTGAATACGGTTACCAGATTACTTTTTCCCTTTCTTGTCTTTACCTTTGGCTTCTTTCTTTTCCGGCAATTTGAGACCGAGTTCTTTAGCGATTGCTTTACGGAGTTTTTCGATGTCGTCTTCATCATAATCGTCTGGGTCAGTTTCAAGGTCTTTGTCGTCGCAGACATCCTCAAGTTCTTCGAAGTCCATTTCGGCAAGTTCTTCACCGGTCAGTTCTTCCCCTTCTTCTTCCTCTTCTTCTTCTTCCTCGTCATCGGATTCAGAACCAAAAAGGTCTTCGGCTTCTTCGGCAGAAAGCATGATAGGAGCAGGGATAATCTTTACTGAGCCGTCTTCGTACTTAATGATGATTGCACCATTGATTTCTGTTCTGGAAACTTCTTTCAGTTCCACTTCTTTTTTCTTCTTAGCCATTTTCGTAATGTTTAAGTTGGTTAATAATTTATTTATATCACTCTGTTATAAGTTTCTTTACCAGTATGGATTTCTGAGTATACCCAGATTTTAATAATTCCTCCTGAGCAATATTGAATTGTTTTATCTCATCTAGAGTTGTCTTTAATTCTAATTGAGATTCAATTGTTATTGCCTGAGAGGCAAGTTCCTTGTCACCTTGATAAGTGACTATCTTAAACTTCTTACCTGCAAATGGGTTTGCTGGTTGATGTGCTGTGATTTTAAAACCTTCGTTATTATTCATTGCTATATTTAATTTTAGTTATCCCAGGAATACCCACCTTCCCAAATACTTCGGTATAGGATTTGTATTTCCCTTTTATCATTGTTTTATAGTTATCGGATAATCGAATTGGGTAGACCCATATTTTATTTTCTATCATCCTATTTGTCATTATATAAGCATAAGACCTTCTAAGTTTAATACTCTCTAATGGAACAAACCCTTGAAATAATAAAGACTTCTTAATAAACCTTTCTTTAGGCAAATACCCTAAAAATTTAAGTGATGCCTCATCGAATATTTCGAGCATATCCCTTTGTGCTTTGATAAATAGTACCTTTTGTATTGGGATGTTCATCTTCTTTCTTAAATATAAAGCCAATGAACTTACCAATGGAGGATACTGCAAGAATAACAGATTGAATTTATTTTTCTCCTCTTGACTCAGCCTGTTGTAAATCCTGTAGGATAGCAAGATTGATTTGTAATCTCTTTTGCCTTGTATACTTGGGAGATATGCCTTGCCGTTGTCCATAGAGTTTGATTGAGTACCTTTCATTGAATTCCTTTTTTCCTTTAGACTTAAAGACTCGGTGCATTTGTACCATAAATCTTCTTCGTCGGTGTTTATCTATGTGATATTCATCGGGCATTATGAACTTCCTTGCTTTTACGAATTTACCCTTAAACCAGAATTTAGTACTACCCTTTTTAAGAAGTTTACCATTCATATCGGATAATTCTCTAATGCCTTGTTTTATAAGTTTCCTCCCAGATATTATATGGATATACTGAAGAACATCTACACCATAAAGATAAACTAAGGTAACCTTTACTTGATGTCTAGTAAAGTATGGTATACCGGTTAGATGTTTCCTATATAATTTCTTTTCAGTAACAATCTTATTGGTAGTATCTGGTCTCCAAGTCCATATATAATATCTATCTGGTCGTATGGGTCCATTGTTACTTTCCTTTAGCTTTACCATCTATATTCCTCTTTGCCATTCTATACCAAAGATTGATAGATTTCTCATTTGCTTCGGGGAATTTCTTTTTCATTCTCCGAATAACTCTATCAAGTTCAAAACCTTTTGCAGTTAATTCGAATACATAAGATTTCTTTGTACCCTTGATAAGATTAAATTCATCCCTCTCTCTTGGTGGTTTCTTTTCTCGAGGTTTCTTTATTCCGGGAACTCGTTTTGTTCTCCTTTGCCCATTTTCCCCCTCTTCTCCGAGAAACCCAAGCCTTAGTCGAGAATTCCTTAATGGGTCATCTTTTGAATACCCAATAGTTTCCAATTGCTTATCCATCCAATCGTCATATTTATCAATTAACGATTTATCGGGCTTCTCTTCTGATACATTGATATAATGTAATAAGTCAAATACCCCAGCAGAACAAGCATCAGGGAAAGGCATCCCTAATATTATTGCCTTTCTCTTTAAATCCTTATAAGTCATGTTTCTCCCAGAAGCACCAAGGAAATTTGATTTCTCCTTGGATGGAGCTTTCATGTCTTTTCTACTCTTTTTTGCCATATCATTAATATTTTAAGTATTCATTTATTTTCTTTGCAAATATAAGAATAAATAATTTAATCTTATCTTATTTCTCTATTTATTTTTATAAAAATCCGAGGTTTTTGCTCGGTTCGCAGCAGTGGATTTAGGTTTTTTATGCTTTCTCTTGATATGTGTGTTATAAGCCATATCCAATTTCTTAATATTGAATTCTATGTTGTTCACTTGATTATAGTTTACTGCTCTTTCCACACAGCAACGGTACTCTGGCCAGAATTTTTGTCCAAGCTTAACAGATTCGGTTTTAATCATGAACTTAGATACCATAAAACCAAAGGTATCAGCATCATCTTTAGTTTTAAATACATACATGTAGAATCTACTAAATTCATCTACTACTTCATCCAAAGGTCTTACTGGTAACAATAGATAACCATCGGTATATAGGTCCTCAGATATTAAAGCTACCCAATACTTTTTCTTTCCTGGTTTTACTTTATACCTAAACCTTTCCTTGAGTTTAGTGTGCATCCAATCCGGTACTCTATTAAGAAGATACTTGATATATATCTTATCCTTCTTATTCGACCGCCTTTTAAATGCAGATGGCTGTTGTAGCATCCTGGGTAGTATTCTAAAGTTATTCCACCTATCAAATTCAAGAATTAATCTTAGAGTGTCTATGTCCCATTCATCATCAGACTCCTTTAACCTCTTCATGTTTCTCTCTATATTCTTAGAGTTTACTTTTGGGAGTAATTGAGTAGAGTCCCCAGTATATATACTGGCATCTTTTCTCTTTAATCTTTTCTCTAAACATCCCTCCATATAATCTTGGAAGTTTCTCTCACAGGGACAATCTGGTCGAAAGATAGAAGTGTGTTTCTCAAAAAAATCCGAGAATAGCCTAAAGAATTTTTCTGACCGTTCTCGGATTTCAAGATACTTGTAATGAGATAACTTTAAAATTTCACCAGCTTCCCATGAAGATTTACTTTCGGATAATTGAAGGAATAATGACTGTTGTTCTTTATCAATTAAACAACTCCAGGCTTTTTGTTGAGCTTCGTTCATAACATTAAATTCTTCTATACCTCATTATACTATCAATTGCTTCATTGGTTATCTGATTGGGGTCATATTCACCAGAATTAGCATAAAGCTTATCTGGGTCATGGTTTAAATATACACTATAGATAACGTTGTCAAATGGTAACCATACTTCCATCCTTCCCATTTCTGGATATATAAGGACTTTTACTCTTTTACAAAGATGGTCAACCTCTAATACTGTAGCATCTACTCCCTCATAAGGATAACCCCGTAATACTAAGTAATCTCCAGGCTTTACATTGACTAAATCATCTACTGAAAACTTCTTATTCTCTCTAGCAATACGTTTAAATCGCCTTACTTCTTTTCTACTACAAGTAGCCACTAAAGAGAAATCATCAAAGTCTTCTGCATTGTCAATCCTTACCTTTTTCTTTCTTGGGTGCATTGTCTCGGTATTACGTAACCAAGTTCTGATACCAGATATATTCCTACGTAACTTATTAAGAAAGGACCTTGAGAATGCTAATTTAGTGGGCATTCTCATAAAACCATAATTGAATAATACTGGTACTTCTTCGAATACCATCTTACCCTTTGTGGTTTTTCTTAATACGTTTACCATAGGAATAATTGCCTTGATTTGGTTATACCCCTTTTCTTTAAGTTCTTTATTGATTTTATCACAGTACTTCCTTTCAAGGTAAAATATACAATATGAGTATGGGGTATGCTTCTTCATAGGTTACCGGTTTTTAAGAATTAACTTAGCTTGTTTATGTACTAACTTATAGTTTACATTCTTCAGTATATCACTAGCCATGAATACATAAAGAATCTCATCTATCTTTGGTACATCGATTACCATAATATTGGCTTTATCAAATAGGGGTTTATATAATACGGAAGATAGACCCTTTCCAACTACAAAGAAAAATTCTTCTGAGGGCATTGAATTATATCTCATACAGAGTATGGGAACTTTATTTGCTCTTTTTGCATCCTTAGAAGCTTGTTCCCAAAATTTCAATATATCGCATCCCTTATTACCTAAGAGTAGATGTTCAAATTTAATCTCTTTATAATTCTTGCATTCAATAGATATCTTACATCTATGAGCATGCCTTTCATCAGTACAGGTTAAATCAGAAGTGGAGTCCTTGTTTGAATGCCAAGCTCCACTCCCGGCTCTGTTTCTTTCAAATTTGTACCCGGTCCATTTCGTAAACCAAGCCCCTATCTTTCTTTCGAATCGATTTCCTTTATTCTTAGAGTTCATGATATAATGGTGTATTGTATTTATATACCATTATAGTAATTGGTACTTACTCAGGCCTTGGGTCTTTTCCACTTGCAGGATTTTGGTATTACCGAGAGGAAGTGAATCCAAGTGGGTTATCAAGAATAAAGTTTTCTCTTTGAATATGTGACGTATCAATGATGTAACTACTTCTACATTATCTGAACTTAAAGATTCGAATACCTCATCAAGAAATGCAATATTAATACCCTTAGATGCTGTGAGAGATTCATTCATGGCAAAAGCCATTGCTACATTACATAATTGTTTTTCACCTCCCGAAAGTTCATCATAATCCATAATCATCCCATCCCTTTCTATTAGAGTAACAAAATCTTTTCTTGCAGTTCCCAGGTCTATATTGAACTCTATTCTAAACCCAAGTACCTCTGAATACTTGTCCAGAGTTCTATTAAGGAATTCAAGAGATGAATCGAAGAGATAGGCCTTAATCCCATTATTACCAAGAGGGTCATTAATTAACCAATTATAATTCTCTAACTCTAATTCTTTGTTATGAAAATCCTCATCAACTTTCCGTAGATTTTTCCTAATCTCCCTAAGCTTTTGTTTATACTTGGGAGACATGACTTTAAGTTTCTCTGCTTTGAGTTTAGATAAATCCTCATCAACAGTAGCAATGTCAGAAGCAATATCATCACATTCAGATTTTAGTTTTCTGTACTTATCATTAACACTACTTAATTCCTCTAACCTCTCTAAAGCCTCTTGATACTCTTTATCATATTTGTCAAGGTCAGAGAATGCCTTATATATTGATTTAGCATCTCGTAATGCACGTTTGTAGTGTCCAGCTTCTAACTGTATTACTAATTCTTTAATGACCTTCTTTAAAGGTACATTAGATAAACTCTTAGCATCTTTTATCTTACCTCTCAAATCCAGAATTATCTTATTCTGTTTCTTAATTTTTATCTGAAGTGAGGCATCTACTTCATCTTTAATCTGTTTTTGTTTTTCAATCAGTAACTTAGTTAGCTTCTCCCTATCCTGTTTTAGTTCTTTCCTCTCTTCCCTAATCTTTTGTTTGAATGATTTCTCTCTATCTCTCATATCAAAGTAAGCCTCCTTGTTAGCCTCTAATTCTTTCTTCAGCATTTGAGACTCATGCTCTACTTCGTTTATCTGAGATATAAGGTTATTCTTATCTTGCAATGCAATTCCCTTAGCAAGGTTTAAGAACTCTAAATCAAATACTTCTTCGAATATCTTTTTCTTATCTGAATTAGACTCTTGTATAAGCCTCCTTATACCCTGGCCAAACATAATTGAATTCATAAACAGAGTATATGATAAACCTATTTCTCTGTTTATGGCCTCTTGTATTTTACCTTTCCCTTTTATATCAATGACATCACCATCCTTGATAAATATAAGTCGGTCTTTACCTTTAGCCCCATCATCAAGTACTTCCTCATACTTTTGACATCTTATTATCTTATAAGTATGTGAATCTTTCTGAAAGTATACTTGAACTCTGGTACCTTTGTAATCTTTAGGTCTTACTTGTTTCCATGTATTTACCTCAGAAACTCCCTTTAGGTTTTTCCCATATATTGCCCATACCAAAGCAGATAGGATAGTGGATTTCCCTTTGCCATTCGGAGCTTTGATTAGTATGGTACATTGGGTATTCAATAACAAATGTAGGGATTCTATTGAACAGAATCCCTCTGCATCCATACTTAGAAATGTTAACATGATTCAGCTTTTTTAAGTGTTTCTATTAAAAGATTGATTTTAACCTCATCTTTTATACCTTTCTCTTTTAAGTATCTCTTTGCTAGAGTTTTCTTAGAAAGTTGCTTAGTAATCTTATGTTTGTTATTAACTGAAGTACTAGCTTTTTGTGGTATTACCGTATAATAATTACCATCATCTTTAATATCATCTTCCTTTTCTACATCAATAAATTTCGGAAACTCTTTTAAGGGGATGAACTTCATGGATAAATCTGAATATATCTCCCAATATCCTAATTTACAACCTCTATCAGTTCTTCTTTGGTGATTAGGTGCACCTATCATATAAACCTTCTTTGACAATCTTTGAGGTTTATGTATATGTCCACATAATACCAAGTCAAATTTGTTTAGAGTATTCACATTCAGATTTTCTACAGAATCAACCTCCCTGCCATCAGTATCTCTTGCTCCCGGGTAATCAGTATGAAGAAGTAAAATGTTCTTTACATTCTTATCTAATTTGAGTTTCTTAAGGTATTCACTTAGACCCACATTATTATCAATATATGGTACACCATATATATGGTAATCCCCATAAGAAGCATGTTTATATCGGTTACCATCAACGCATATCATGAAAGGTTTCCAAAATATATATGGCCACCCTTTTCGTATATTATCAATTCGATTAATACCTTTCAAATCATGATTACCATTTATGTATATCAGATTCCATTTATATTTAGTAAGCTTTTCAAATTCTTCTTCTACTATTAATGCCAAATCCTGGTCTATTGACTCTGGTTTATGAAACAGGTCACCACAGAATAAAGCAGGACATTTATACTTTTCACATTTAGCTGCAATAATAGACAGGACCTTGAAAGAGTTCAAGGTCCTATTATTGTTCTCATTAAACTTTGCCCATAGATTTATGTGCAAATCCGAGAATGCTATAAATACTACTTCTTTCCCCATATCCGGTTTATATGATAGTCTATTTGTTCTTTTCTTTCTTCCAAATCCAGACTTGATAAACATAATGTGGATATTTCCCAATCTGCAAGAAGTTCTCCCATCAACGATGATATCTGAATCTGAAAGAATCTATTCGTAATTCTCTTCTTATTATCTTCCATTGCCCAATCAGAATAATTACAAAGGTTTAGAGGAAGGAAGATTGCTAAATCACATTGGTCTTCCATTGATGCTTTACAACAACCTATAAAGTGTTCTAATTCGCATTCCGGAATAGTTCTAGATTGTTTATACCAAAAATATGCAGCCAGGTCAGCATAACTCCTATCTGTAACAAATTCTTCTTTACCTCTAAAGAGTCTGTTTCTTAAACTAAGGAGTTGATAATCTGCCGTTTGCATTGCCTGAGAACCGAGTGATAATACCTCATTATGAGATAAATCTTTCATAGCCGGTAATAAATCCGACATACTACCTGATACAAAAGGTATGTTTTGTGATTTAGCCACGTATTGTGCTAAAGTAGTTTTCCCTATACCTGAGGGACCTACAAACATTATACGTTTACTCATGATGTAATTCTTTAAAGGGTTTTATAAATTCATTTGTCAAGAAGGATGCTAAAGAGTATTCGATACATACTTTCTTAAATTTCTCATATTTAAACTCCCTTTTTGTTTTTAATGGTAATTCCTTCAAAGGATTATGTCTTACAAACCAAAAAAGGTCAATCAATTGCTCATTCCTTTTCCATATTTGAAGATATTCTTTGTTCTTACTGTGAGAAATGAATTTTTCAATCCTACCCTCATCAAGGATTTTCCTTGCTTTTACTGGACCTATACCTGGGAACCCCGGAATATCATCAGAAGTATCTCCAACCATAGCAAGGTATTCTACCGTCTCATGAGAATGATATCCGAATAACTCTTTGCAATTATCCATCCTTATCATCTCATCCTTTCTCGGATTATATATCCTTAGATTATTTGATAACAGTTGATTAAAATCCTTGTCCGATGATATAAGTATCATTTTCTCGGATTGGAATTTTTTAATTGCAAGGTATGCTAAGAAATCATCTCCTTCATAGACTGTAGATTTTCTTTTATCGAAGATATAATTAATTCTTAGCATACCCAATAACTTCATGATAATTGCCTTTTGACTTTGCAATAATTCGTAATCTACGGATATATTCTTTCTGTGTCCCTTGTAATTGGGCAATAACTTCGTCCTTACTGGTGAATGACCATTATCGAATGAAATATAAACATCATCTGGTTCGAACCGTGTAAGATACATGTGAAGTGATTTGAAAAATCCAAATATTGCTCCACTGGGTTTTCCATCAGTAGATTTAAGTTTTTCGAACTTATGGAAGGATTGATGGAGGATATTTTCTCCATCAATCAATAATATTGTTTTCTTACTCATACTCTAAAATCGAATTCATAAAGTGAAACTTCTTGAATCTTTTCGTCACCAAGATAGATATCAAGGTAATTCTCAGCAGAACTATAAGCATCTAAGTATCTAACTCTTGGTTCAATTCTCAAATTCTTTTTAAGGTATTCTTTAATTACTTTCTCTATACCCTCTACCTCCTTTTTATTCATCTTCTACCTCCTCTTCGTCTTCCGATTCGTTAAATGATTCATATTCTACTCCATCTACTGGATATAAATTAGTAGTCAATGCTACTATCTTCTTTCTAGTTGTACCGATAGTATTTATCTCGGCCTTCTTTAATAGTTTACGACGAAGTTCATCATCCTCTTCCAAAAGCTTTTGGAATTTCTCTTCCCCTCTTGCAAGAGTTTTTCCTTTGAACTTATATACTCCACCTGAAGATTTTTCTATGATATCATTTTCTACCAATACATCCTCAAGAGCATAGCATCTATCAAAACCTACTTCATGGAACTTAGGATTGAAGTAAACCGGGCACTTACTGATTGTAGGTCTTGGAGGAGCAACCTTATTTTTAATAAGTCGGATTGTGACCAATTTACCAGCTTTCCGTTCTTTACCTTTCTGTTTAACAGTGATAGACCTGCCTGAGTAAAAGGCAGCTCTGATTGAAGCGTAGAACTTAAGTGCTGCACCTCCTGTAGTAGTTGTGTTATCTTTTCCGAATCCGACATTTAAAGCAGTTCTTAATTGGTTAATGTAAATCTGTGTAACTCCTAATCTATAGAATAATTCACTTCTGATACGGAAGTATTTGTAAAGAGCTTTTGCTCTACCTCCCATTTCAGCCTTACCCTCTACCATTTTAGAATCTATGTTATCTGCACAATCCATAGCAGCAATAGAATCTATCACTAAGAGAATCGGTTCATTATTAGTTAATTGAGAACGAAGATAGATTGCTAAGTCTGCTACAGCATCAGAAATATATTCTATACGAGTATCATTTAATACTGTAACTCTTTCTGGGTCTACTCCATTAATTTCTGCCCAAGAGTTCATCCAAGATTGTTCGGCATCTACCCATATGACATGTCCTCCGAGTTGTTGACAAGTATATGCAAAGTTATAGGCAATAAGAGATTTACCAGATGATTCTTCTCCAGCTACTTCTAAAATTTTACCGAATGGTATACCACCACCAAAGGTATAGTTGAGAGCAAAGAAGGTTGATGGCAACCATAGATTTGATTCTACAGTTTCTGAAGCCAATCTCATCATGCCCCCATATTTCTTTAATATCTCATTTTTTGTTGGTACCTTTAAACCCACTTTCGATTTCTTTGCCATAATGTAATGTATTTAAACTAAAGAAGGTGATAACCGAACGAATCTAATTATCACCTTCGAATGAAACCATATTATTACTAACCCTTAAATATCCGATTTGTATTTTCTTTTCTTTTTCTTGGGTTCATCGTCTTCCATGTAATGGTCTTTGTGAACTCCCTTTTTCTTTTTCTTCTTTGGATTATCGTCCTCATCATCACCGTGGTCTTCATTTAGATACTGTGAAAGTAAATCTTCCAACTCATCATAGGATTTGATTTGAGAACGAACTATACCCTCAAGGTCAATTGTACCTTGATATTTCTTGTCCAACTTAGTTGGTTTGCAAGCACGAGCAGAATAAGTGGTGTCTAGTTTACCAGACCCTGAACGTATTATCTTGATATCATAACCAGTTTTTGGGTCGGTCATATCACCTGCCTCATCTTCATCAAGATATAGGTCAATGATATCCTGGTATACTGAGCGAGGAACTAAAACTCCCTTATCTTTGCCTTCGTAATCTACCTTACTACCCTTTTCATCTGAATAGATTATACCACCAATAACATATCTTCTTCTTGGTACCAGATTCTTGGCAAGTTCCTTGTCGTCTTCATCCTTAGAGTTTTTCAATTCTTGATACTTCTCCATAAATGGGCAAGGTTCATCAAAAGTAGCCGGAGATATAACTCCTCCCAAATTGCCTCCCAGGTAGAATTGAATAATTTCGATACCCAATTCTTGGTCATCACCTGGAGATTTAATTCTCATTCTCAGGGTTCCTTCTTTTGGATATACTAACCCACTACCATTTCCCTTAGATTCTAGCTGTTTCTTTCTAGCTAGCATCTTTTCTTTTGTAGAAAGTCCCTCTGATGAAACTTTCTTTTTCTTCTCATCTTTTATCATAATGATTAATTTTGATTGTTCGGTTCTGAATAGACTACCTCATTCATACTCAATACGGTAAGAACGTTTTTCTCTAAGATCTTTTGAAGAGCAGGGGATAATTTATCTGTTTCGAATTCAAGTTCTTTACCCGCATACAAACCATAGGTAACTATCCTACCTATGCCCACCAATTCCCGATAGGTTTTATATTCTTCTGTAATCTCCCCACTCTTTACTACAACTCCTTTACGAGGAACTCCCTCTTTTACTTGTTCAGGGATAATCAAACCCGATTTAGTTTGGTTTACCTCCTTTGGAGATAAAATAAGTACCCGGTTTTCTGTAGGGCATCCAGGTAATTCTTGATTAAATTTCTCAGCCACAAGAGGTGAGATAAATGTCATTGAATAATTCATATTCTAATACTGTTTTTAAAAGTTAGTAATTGTTTATAGTTCAATGGGTTATCCCTTTCTAAGGTTTGCATTAATAGTTCTTAGTATATTTTCCCTTGATTCATAAGCTCTACATATACTAATGAACTTATTTGCTTTCTCTACAGCTTTAAGATGTCTTTCACATATAGAGGCATATTTCTTATTAAGATTTGCCTTATGAGAAACATATTCGTTATTCCACCTTTCATTGGCATCCTTATAATATACCCAAGCATTGGAATAGGCTTCATCCTTTTCCCTTGCTAGTAAATCTCTTTCCTTTATATACTTATCTCTAAGAGAACAAAGAATATAATAACTAGAAGGAGATTCTCGTAGCTGAGAATTAATGATATTCTCATTGATAGACAATTCTTTTTGAATATCGATTTCTAGGGTCCTACCCTCAAATTTAACCTTTAGTTTTTTTAGCTCCGTCTTCATAAACTTCTAATAGGTTTTTAAAGTCTTCTTTACTAAATTCGCCTTTACTTATAGCATTAGATACTTGAGCAAAAGCCATTTGATAAGCTAAACTCATACCAGGCAATCTAAGAAGAGATTTATAGGGACTAATCTTATCTACTAAAGCTCTTAATCGTAAGTCGCATAAGTTATCAGTTCCCCCTCTATCTAATAATACTAAGAAAGCTGCCCAATAAATATGAGTAGCATCTTCATAAGCAAGTTTCCCATCCTCATCAGTGGCCATTACTTTAAAAGCCATATCCTCTAATGTAGTAAGGTTAGTCTGTAATTGATGTAATTGGGTCTTTACTCTATTGAATAACATCTTTTCTTGTCCACTTACCTTTAAATTCGTAGCATCCAGGTATTTAAACAGATTCTCAATAGAATAACCCAAACATCCTGCAATCATATAGGTAAGGGCAGTTAATTTACTCGCATTTTGATATTCCTCATTTGTTGCCATGGTTTCATAAATTTATTTTATTTATGTGGACATAGTATCCTCTTTCTTCACTTCTGTAGGTGATTTTGGATTTTCTTTATGATTTATCTTAAATTTACAGCTTGGGCATTCTACTACTCGTATAATCTCATAATCCGTAGGAGATTCTAAAAATTCACTACGTATTTCACAAGCATCGTATTCAAATTCGCAATCACATACTGGGCATTTAGCTCGCCATATCGTGGGTCCGTTCAAAATCTTTTTCATTTTCTTAGTTTTATGTTATTATACCGTAATATTTTATACAATACACCAACTGAGATACCAAATTCTTCTAGTATATCCTTTCTTGGTATACCTTCTATGTACCTAGAAATTAATAATTCTACATTTACCTTACGTTCTCGTTCTTTGCCAACAAAATAGAACCTTTTATCTTCTATACATTGACCCATGTTCATCTTAGCAGTTCCCCAATATAGATTACTTACTCTATTATTTTCAGGGTCATTATCTTTATGGCATACTTGAGGATAATGGTTTGGGTTAGGTATATAAGTGGAAGCCACTAACCTATGTCTATAGAAATTCTTCCGTTTACCATCATCTCCTACTAAAGAGTTAGATAAATAACCATTATCTTTCATAGCAGGTTTTACCAATCTCCAATTACCAGTAAATTTCGAATATAACTTCCCAGTACGGGATATGTAGTAATTACTAAATCCTGGTATATTACCCTTTTCTCGATTCTTCATATTCTCGTTGATATTTATGGATTTCCTTTTTATATAGTTCCATAAATACCTCGGGGGAAGCTGCACTAAAATTACCAATCTTATGGGTTTTAAACTTATGATATTCTTCCATGTACTCTTCTACTGAAAAGTCTGGTTTTAACATTCTAGTATAATCATAGCCTGGCATAAACGGTAATTCTTCTGCCATAGACCTACCTATTGTAAAATCCATTGATAGAGTTACATCGTCTACTTGGAAACCAAAGTATTTCTTTGTACTTGGGTTACGTAGAATATTCCAGATAGTATATACTGTCCATGTGTTTATATCCTGTGGCTTAGAATACATATAAACAGCATCATGAACTGTACAAGCTTCTTTCATCATTGGCAATTTGCCTTGTCTCATTAACCAGTATACCAAGATTGCTCCAAAGTTTGTCATATTTGCTGCAGCACCTTGACAAGGGAAATTCAAACCTAATCGAATAGCATAAGCAACTTCTTGTTTATCGTTAGAATATATCTGGGGTAATCTTCTTTTAGTTCCGAATAATTGGGTATAATACCCATTCTTACGTAAGAACTTCTCTTGTTTCTCTTTGAACTTAAGTATCTTTGGGTGTTTCTTAAAGAATTCATCCATTTCCTTACGAGCTTCCTCTTTCGAAACTATAATACCAGCTTTTGGGTCAGATAATTTAACTGCTAGAAGAGCATCCCCAATACCATAGATAAGTCCAAAAGCAATTTGTTTAGCTTGCTTTCTCCTTACCTTCCATAACTTATGGTCCGGGTGTGATTCATCTTCGTATATTTTAGAAGCTTCCTCAATTGGTACACCATACTTTGCTGCTGCTATACCAAGGTGAGGGTCTACTCCCTTAGCAAATGCTTCAAGATAAGTTTCATCTCCGGATAAGTGAGCCATCATTCTTAACTCTGCTTGGGAATAGTCGAATGCCATATACAGATATCCAGGAGGAGCAACTAATTGTTTCTTGATATTGGGGTCTACCGATGTCTTTGGTATCTGCTGCATATTTGGGTCTGCAGAACTAAACCTATTAGAATCCGTACCATGTATATTATATCTACCATGTAATCGAGAGTCATCCTGTACTTTCTCCCACCACCCATAGATATAAGTCTTATACATTTTCTCTAATCCTCTAAGTTCCAATAACTTGTCAAGGAATATTGCTTTTGGTGATTCTGGATTTTCTACCTTAAGCCTAAGGTTAGTTAAAGTTTCCTCATCTGTACTTGGTTTACCAGATTCATTATCCTTGATTACCTCAAAATTAAACCCATGTTTTGAATACATGAGTGCAGGTAAATCAACTGGACTACCAAGGTTAATTGGTCTTATCAAATCCTGTTCCTTTTTAGTTGTGAATATACCTGCCTTGATATTAGATATCTTCTGTTCCCTTGATGCAATCTTTCGTTTGTCTTTCGGGTCATTATAATCTAACTCCTCAAGTTCAGCTTGGATAGTTTCTATATATTTATCAATCTTAGCCTGGTTAAATCTCTTTTCGAATTTCTTAACTCTTGGCAAGTCATATATTGCTTGTCTAGCAGCATCAATCTTTGGCTTATATTCCTCAAGCAATTTCTGATTAAATTCCGTATCAAGGTATAATCCTTCTTTCTCTACGGAAGTAAGTACTCGAGAATTACACATAAATAGATTACGAAATACTGAATACATTCCCAAGTCAATTAACTTCTTCTCAAAGAATAGCATTAATCTCAAAGTATAATCGGTATCTTGACATCCATAATGGCAAAGTGGGTCTAATTCTTTTTTATCCCAAGGTATCTTATCGAAAGCATCCTGCTTTTCATAATTACCATACTCGGGCAAATACCTTCTTACCATTGATTTTAAGTCATGAGGTTTTTCCTCATTGAGTACATACTTTGCAAGCATGCCATCTAAGCAAGTACCCCGATAGAATATCTTATACTTCTGATTTATCTGGTCATCAAATTTCCAGTTCCAGGCAACCTTAACTACATCATAGTTTTCGATTACCTCTTCCCCAAACTTCCTTAGCATCTTTTTCCAATTCCATCCTGGAGCAGTATATTCTTTAGTCTGAAAATGGTCTAATGGTATAGAAGCACCAAATCCTGGCATCCAAGATACTGATAAGATTGTTGGTTTAAAAGATTTGTTGTATATGGGTTCTGCATTGGTTTCATAGTCACAGCAAGCATAACCCGTTGCTATACAACAAGCAATAAGTCGTTTTAGTTCTTTCTTGTTTCTTATTATCTTATATCTTGTCTCCATAATTATAAATAGAAAGAGGGACATACCTACCAGTAGCAGATACATCCCTCTTAATTAGTATTTATCTTGTAAGTCTTCCAGATTAGAGCTCAAAGCTAACCAATCCTTCTTATAAGCATGGAGAGAATCAATGGTATGATACAGATAACCTGGTTTTATTCCTACCTCTTGAGCTACATATTCCATGAGTCTCCATGCAAGGTATACATCATTACCGAAATGTTGGGCAAAATCAGAACTTCTCTGATGATAACAAATATGTAATACCTTTTCTCCTTTACCATCTTGACGGATAAGAAAGTCATAATACATTGAGCAGGGGATACGTCTACTACCATTATAGTAGATGGTATCATCCTCTCCACTACCGTTAAATATGGGAAGAACTGCCTTTCTAGTATCTTGGTCCTCTTTTAAGAGCTCAATAAGATATCTTAAGGGTTCCGACATGCGTTCAGCATAGGTGTAATCAAATCTACCCTTTACCAAGAATTGTTCCCATAAATCTTTTCTCAATTTCCAAGCTTCACCCGGATTTATACCAATATCTTCTGGATTTGAAATCCAATCATAGGTTCTCTCCTTAAACTCAGCATCTGCCCATTCTTTTGATTTTGAGAATATGAACAACCATACTGGGTCTCCCAAGGATGTCAAGCAATATTGTTGGCAAATTATCTCCTTGGTTATAAAATCATCATTACCCTCAATTACTTTATTCTGATAGGTCTTTGGTTTTACAGTTTGACCATAACTGTTTAGCTCTCTGCCCAATTCAGACATTAGCTCGAATGAATTACTAAATATTCTCATTGTTCTTCTGTTTTAAGAGTTTCTTCTTATATGCTTTTCTCTGAGAGTAAGAGATTACATTCTCTGGGTACTCAATATCTTCATACTCGAGAAGTAATTCTTTTGCTTTCATTGATTTATATGTTTCCTCATATAAGTCTGGTCTGAGTACTTTAAAACTTCTAAAGAATACCTTAAATGATGAGAAGTCTTTCTCTGTACCCTTTTGGAATTTCTTCCATATTTCTTTTATTCTCTTATTCCAAGCATTCTCTTCTGCTCCCTTTAGTACCTTCTTCAAAGGTTTATGGGTATGATACATTAGAAGAGTCTCCACATTTCCGTACATTTGAGTCGCGAATAGGTTGATTTGTACTGACTGGTCCAGCCCATATACGTACTCTGACATTCGTTGAATTAATAGGAAATCGAATATTAACCTCTTGGTAATTTCCGAAGCCCGAACTACCATTGTAATAACTGGGATGTCCTCCCCGAATCGTTTTGAAAAAGTCGCAGCTATTAGACATTGTTTACCGTTATCATGATGATTGTTAAACATATAAGTTATATTGTAATTCTGATTGTACTTATTTCTCAGTACTCTCAGTTTACTACGCAACAAGTCAAGCTTATTAAAATCTATGTAGTTATTCAATAAGCTAGTCCACTTAGTTTCTTTGTAATTGAAACATCTCCCATAATCAAATTCTGGGTCTACCCAGGCCTTGCGTATCTTTATGAATACGTTATACACTACTGCTACCCCACTATTGGCAATAGCCCCCTTTCCAAATAAAGCAGGCTCTAATCTTAGGAATCCCTCATTGAGTTTTTCCCATGCCTCTTGTGAAGTAGCAAATTCTAACGAATGGAGGGACTCCTCCGAATTAAGTTGAAGCCCCTCTAATTTCTTATTCCAACCCGACATATAATTGGCTGATTTTTAATTGGTTACTAATAATTTGTAGTTTGCCTCCATAAATTGAGACGTTGTTTTTTAAAGAATAAACTAAATAATCCGCAAGGAGTAAACCCATTCATGGCTAAGAATCCCATATAGAGATAGAAAGCTTTTACTAATGATTCCTGAAAATCTATTTCTTTGGTCATCACTTGAGTTTGTTTCCAGGGTCTACATTTAAGGAAGTTCCTTGCTTTATTGAGTTCATATATTACTTCCCATAAATATAGCTTCTCGTTTTCATGAGATATCTCGCTCATTTCATGAAAACCTGGGGTATAAGAAACTATCCTATCATATTCTGCCCTATCTTCTCTTGCCCAATCGGTTGGACTTAGTATAGGGTATTTCCTTACACCTCGATGATCTGGGTACTTGATGAGTAGGTCTTTGACTCCAATTGCCATTACCTCAAATAAACTCTTGGCATCTTGATATTTTAATATATCTTCTGGCAATATATTAGAATACAAAAGCAAAGTAAAGAAGAATCCCAAGGCATCTGCTTGTTCCTCATTTGCATTTGCTAGACTGTTTAATACCTGAGTATATTCCTCTTGAGTTAAACAATCATTATTCCAACCATAGTTACGGTATATAGATACTACTTCATCGGTAGATTCGAATCCTTCGGTTAATTCCTCAATAACCCTACCAATAAAATCCTTTAGGATAACTTGGTTCTTTGGGTTATTTATATCTAAGGGATAATCAGGTAACCTTTCTATCTCTTTATACCCAAAGAATTGTTCTATCCCAAGATCATACATTTCTTGTAGTATCCGTGCCTCAGTTTCTTCTACCTGAGGCACTTGTTCATTTATATTCCTTATGTCCACTATTTTATGTTTTGAGATGAACCAAATCCTTTATCTCCTCTGCTTCCCCACATTTGTGATTCAGTATAAAACTCCTCTTGCTGAATCTCCTCTGGCTCGGTAATATAAATGGGTACATGAATAAATTGTACCAGCTTTTGACCAGCCTCGATAACCTGAATTTCTTGAGAAGTGTTATATATCCCAATATGTATCTCTCCAACATAAGGGGAATCCACTATCTCGGCAGTAAAGATTAACCCTTTCTTAGTAGCTATACCAGATTTGTTTGCTGCCATTAACATAGATGCAGGAGGTTCTAGCAAACCTTCGATACCCGATGGGATAAGTATCCTATGCCCAGGTTGTAAAGCTATATGCCTTACGAAATGTTCACTAAAGGGTATATCCAAATCATATCCTCCTGAATCAAATTCATTCTTAGAGTGGATATCCTCTGAAGTCAAGTTGGTTGGTACATAAAAATCTAACCCAGCATCATTTGGGTTTGCTCTGTTGGGAGATACTACCTCCCTTACTTTGATAAATCTAAATTTGTTCATAATATATTACATTTACGTAAAAGTTGTCCAAAGGTTAATTTCTCGGGTCTAGAAACATGTACTCCCAATGAATTACACATTCTGATTACATCGGTAGAACCTTCCATACAAAGGTTAGCAAGTACATCTTCTTGCTTTACAAAATAGTTTGGGTTGTTAAGGTATACCTTGAACATAGCCCATATCATCTCTATTGGTTTCATTATTTAGTACACTCTTTATAAAGTTCTCTAATACGTTTTCTGGGTACTTCGAATTTCTCAACAGTTTTGGTAATAACTTCTTTTCTGTCTTTCCCTTTCCGAATCAAGCCTCGGATGTATTTCTTGATACCAACCGTATCTTCTAATACATCCAAATCCTTGTATTGATTCTTCTGTTCTAGCTCTTTCCTTGTGATATTCAAGTTCTGAGACATCTTGAATGCACATAGCTCTGAGTCTCCGCATAGCTTACACTCTTTAGTTGATAGGTCATACCCAATACCGAAGCAAGGGTCTCCATTAGTTCCCAGAGTACTAACATCTATGGGAGTAAGGATATCTTGCTTCGATAAGTCAGGAAGTTGTTTCTTTTTCTTAGCCATTATATATCTTTTTTTTTGTTTATAAAATGTATATTTCACTGTTATCTTCTATGGGAACATAGGAATAACCGATGTTATTAATAAATAGTTCCCTGAGTTTATATAATTCTTGGTATGAATTTCTATCATAGCTCTCTTGACATACTTTGACTACCATACCATTACTCCAGTACAAACAAAAGAAATGAGTAAAACATTCTGGGGTATTTTGAGAAGTTTCCAAGTTTGATATCCATATCAAATCTCTACAGTTGAATACATGTTTAGGATTATGTACCTCTCCCACAACAAGAGACTTAAACGACTTAAACCATTCTTTAATCTTCTTCATCATAAGTGTAATTAATATGTTTACAATGGGGACAGACCCATTCTTTGAAATGCCATCCCTTGATTTCCAAATCCTCTTTATGAAAACGTTTCTTACATGAATGGCATTGATAACCATCCTTAGAAAATATGAAGTCTAAAGCGAGTATTATTATTATCATAATAACAACCGCTGTAATTAAAATATATTTCTCCATCACTGAAAGCCTTTGATTTTCTTTTTAGTATTATTGGGTTTCCTTAAGAGTACCCAGCAATAAATACCGGATGCAGAGATTTGGATTATCTTCCAACCATCTGATAATAGAGTAGTTAGTTTAGTATCATCTTCATCTCTGATACATATTAGTTTATCATTATTCATAATGCCTATATGCTTATTAATTGTAATCTTCTTTTCCTCCTACGGAGAAAAAGTAAATACTCATAGTACTTCTAGTTAACTCTTAATAAGGCTATGGTTAGGATGTTTCTTCCATAGCTTATCTAACAGTATTACTTTCAATTCTTGTCTCTGATAATATTGCTTCCGATGTTTACCGTGCCTATCTAAATAATTCCCAGGATAATGAAGGTCATCAAGGTATACCTTATTTTTAGATTCATCGGTTCTTACCAAACGACCTAAGAATTGGATAGTTTTCTCGTTAGATAACATACTTGCGGTATTGAGTAAGTACTTAAGCTTAGGAAAGTTTTTACCTCGAGCAATGATTGTAGTTGATACCAGGATATCTATTTTGCCTTCCCTAAAATCCCTCATTATTTGTTGTCTTAACTTAGAGGGAGTATTAACATGCACGTAGGCAATATTATAGGCATCGCCCAGTTTCTTTTTAAAGAACTTATATAGATTTTCACAATGTGCAATATGCTTGCATACTACAAGAGCAGGATATCTACCTTGATTAATATTCCATCGTAATCGATTATAAGCCATGGTCCACGCGGTATTATTTTCGGTAATAGAATCATCATATATCTCCTTATAGGATATACAATCAGATTCCCAATTACCATACCAAGGTTTACCGGGTACCATCTTTACGATAGTTTTAGTTGAGTAACCCTTCTTGATGGAATCCTTAAGTTTAAACTCAGCAATCACTTTACCAAAGAAACATTCTAGGTTCATGTTCTTGACCTTATCCTTAGCAAGTTTACTCATATAAATGGTACCAGATAACCCTATACGAATTCTGGTATTAAACAGTCGGGTGATTACATTCTGATATTGCTTACTACCTCCCTGGTCAGCCTCATCCACAAGTACCATATCTATTTGAGATAATTCCTTTTGATAGAACCTCATATTCCTTGAGATGGATTGAACCATACCTATAGTAAAGTTACTCCAGTTTAAAACCTTGCCTTGAACAAAAGTGATATCTTCTCCCGGAAGATATTGCTTAAATTCTTCTCTAGCTTGATTTAACCAATCTGAGTCATTAGTTATTAGCAAAGTCTTTAACTGCTTCTTATAGGATAAATATAAAGACGACATGATAAGTGTGTTATGAGATATGAATCCATTAGATAGGTAATTATGATACTTAGGTATCTCCATATCATAACATGGGTATTTATCTAAGATTTCTATCTTATCTATTTTATCCCAATAACAATTACTAGAAATATTTAGTAATTCTGTAGCTTTATCATTATTAGAGCCTAAGAATTCTACTAAACAATTAAAAGCAGTTAAAGTTAATCTATTATGATGACTTACCTGTGTACTTATAACTCTACCATAGGTTTTTCTAAACTTACCTTTTTCTTTCCAAGAAAGCTTATCATAAAGTTCTTTAGCAAAATTACTAAAAGGTAGTTTATTACTGTAGTTATTCCGTTGAGAATTGCTAGGAATACGTTTTCTTTCAATCCTCATGGGTATTATTTCTAGAAACTCATCATAAAATTCGCTATGAATAGTTATTCTATAAGCTATACTCTCTTTACCATTACATGAAGTCTTCTTGGGTTTAAGACAACAAGCTATTCCTAAAGATAATAAAGCTTGTTGTACTCTACGAGCATTTTCAAGATTTACAGTAGTAAAAGATAAGGATCTTCTACCATGAGATGATGAATTATGCCCATCTGTATCAAATAAACCTGCTATATAATTCCTTAAGTCATCATAAGAAGCCTGAAGAATCTTATCGGGTATGTACTTTTCATGGGCAGTACCAATTAATTCTGGATATTCCTCTTGAAGTAGTTTAGCAAAATTAGTATCGGATTTAGATATATGAAAACCTTTAAATCTTTTGTGGGGTTTTATTTCTACAGGAGTTTTACAGATTTCATCCATAGTAGCTTTAACTACTTCGGCTACTTCTATATCTTGACCTGATATAGATATGTTTATTTGATTTTTAGAAACTTGATGAATATGACCATCTCCGGATAAAGCTCCCAAAGTATAGCTAAGGTTTTTACCTATGGTATTTTTAGAATGAGTATATTCTAAGGAGATAGGTAAACAATCCCCTTTCTTTAAATCCTTGACATATACCCATTGTAGATTATCTCCATAATAAGTATATAATCTGTGATTTTCATATCCACAGATTAGAGTATAACCCTGAGAAGTAGTTATCTTTACTACCTTAATCTCATTATAAACTCCTGCATTGGGTTTTACTAATACACCTTCTTTAGTAAGGACTTTACCTTTATATCGTATCTTACCTGTTTCAGAAACGATTTTTTCTATAGGTAATAACCCATCCTCAGTATGTATTATGGTACCCTTACCGGTGCATTTACCTGCATTAACCGTGTAATCTAATACACCAATATGGAAAGGTGTATCACCTACTCGATTATTAATCACAGACTTAACTGCTTTCTCTTGCTCGGGTCTTAATTTATATTTACCTATATTCGTAACTACTTTATTGACTTTAGGTAAGGGTTGTCTCATATCTACAACTTTAGGTTTAATCCCCATTTCAATACACATATCGTATACCTTAGGAAGTAAACCTATTTTAAATTGCCCAGTCTTGGTGATGTAATGAATCTTACCGTCCCAATTCTGCATACCTCTTTGCCTTGTACGTAAGTAGAAAGCATTCGGATGTCGAATGGCAAACTCATTATAAAGTTTCTGTGCGAACTTAAGAGGTAAGTCAAGTTCGCACATATTCCCATTCTGAATAATTATCTTACTCATTTGATAATTACCGTTACACCCTTAGTGGCTTTATCCATGCCCATTGCTTCCTTAAGAAGTTTGATATGATGTTCCTCATCGGCAATCAATTTCTCAAGGAAATAATTCACATCATCGTAATCTGGACGTTCCTCGTATTGAGCAATTGCTCTTTGGATTTTCTTGTAGTGACCAATAGTTTCTATCTCGGAATTCAAAGCAATCTTTAAAGCTTGTTCCCAAGTAGAACCAATCTCAATTGTAGGATTAATATTCATGGTAGAGTAATCCTCGTATGGGTCTGCCTTTTGTAAAAAGTCCGATATCTTATCAAGGTGTCTCATCTCTACCAAACCAATACCCAACATCAATTCGGATATTTCTTCAAATCTAGAAGACTGTTGGGTATACATAATGATGGCACTTAGTTCTGAGAACTTGGCATTCTTCCAAATCACATAGAACATATTAATTATCTCATCAGGCCAAGGGTCGATATCCTTAAAATCTGGATAAGTTACCGATTGGTCTGAATACTTGAGGACATCAATAAAAGCATTAGCTGCATCCTCCACTCTGTTTCCGAAAAATTGTAAACCTTTCATATTACTTTTTAATTATTAATTTTTTCCCAGAGAGAACCTTCAACTTCGGGTTCCTCTTCCAGGGATTTTTTGTTCTTATATTTATATAAATACTTATTGTATCTTTCAATTGCTTTATCCGTATACATCTGTGCAATATCTGGTAACCCATTACACCATGCAAGAGATTCAAACTGAGCATCGATGAAGGTCTTATAATCCCAACCTTCTTCTTTTAAGAAGTCACCAACCTTTGCAAAGTGTACATACTTCTCTGGTTGATTTTCATAAGATTCATATATACCAGTTGCCTTAGCAATCTTACCTATAAAGTAATCATGTATCTCTTTGGTAAGTTTTAAATCTGAATTTTGTAACTCTATCTCAGCATCTACTTGATTAGTGATGTTTTCTTGCATAGATAATAACCTTTGCATAACATTACGATAATCAGTCATCCTTTTTAATCCAGTCTCTATATACTTGATAAAACCTTCCCTGGTATCAAGTTTAAAATCCTCACAAAAGGTATTACATATCTCTGCAAGCTTTTTACAATTTGCCCATTCTCGAGAATTACTTTCATTTATTTTACGAACTCCCCTATGCTTTAACTTTATACGAGTTGCATATAAAATATCAGCAACAAGGGCAGCATCCCCCTTAGATGCTAGTAAAATGTTATTAACTCGCTTAGTATTCTTATTATTAGAAACTAAGACTGCTCTATGATTTATTGCCTCCTTTCGAGCAATAACAAAAAAAGCCTCAACTGGGAAGTTATCTACCTCTAGGGTATTTAATATTTCCTCAAATTGAGACTTAGTTATATGGATAGATGGTTCACGCATAAATATATTATTTTATAATATAATAGGAACTCCCTATTTCAATGAGTTTC